TCGCACGCCAGCATGGCGTCGTCCCAGCCAGCGTTGAGTGCCAGCTTGTTGTCGGCGATGATGTAGGCGCGCTTCTGCGTCTCGGTCATGCCGTCGAGCCGAATGCACGGCACCGTCGCCAGATCCAGTTTGCGAGCGGCGAGAAGCCTGCCGTGGCCAGCGACAATTCCCTTGGCGCCGTCGATCAGAATCGGATTGGTGAACCCAAATTCACGGATGCTTCCGGCGATCTGCGCCACCTGGGCATCGGTGTGGGTCCGGGCGTTCTTCGCGTAAGGAATTAGCGCATCGACCGCGACATACTCGATCTGCTGCTTGACGTCTTGTTTCATCCTCACCTCGCAATCAAATCATCGGTGCTATCGATCAGTGACCGGAATCCCGTCTGCGCAAAGCCGGCGGCGTTCTTGGTGCGCGGATCGGTTTCGGTTTGCAGGATTCCAAGGCCACGGATGATCGTGAGCTGGGAACGCTGCAGCGTCTCGATGACTTGAATCATCGGATTGGGGATCGGCGTCCCCCGGTCGGTTTTGAGCAGCGGCCCGGTTCGGTCCAGCACCTCCTGGTGCTTTCGAATATCGGCCTCAAGGCGCACGGCCTTGGCGACCAGCATCAGATCCAACTCACGCCAGTCCTTTGCGCTCCGGGTATCGGTGATCTGTCGCCACATCACCATCTCGGCATCGCTGCGCAAGACGACCCCCTCGGGCAAGGGAACAGCATCCGACACGACCCCGACCCGCGTCAGTGCGGAGTTGCGCCCCAGGCGCTGTGGCTTTGCCATTGCGTATGCCCTCGCGCGCGCATTGCGCGCGGGATTCCGTAAGTTTTTTGAAAGAGAGGCTCACGCACGGTGCTGCGCCGGCGATTCACAGAGATTTCGACCCCCCCCTACCCCTCGCGTCATTTATTCCAGGGATGGTTGGGCGAGAGCGGCACGCCATTGGCATCGCACGCCGTGACTGCCTTCAACCCGAGATCTATGCGGGTCTTGTCGTCGTGGCACGCCAGGCAGATGCCTTGCAGGTTGTCGTCCTCATCGCCACCACCCTTCGACACCGGGACGATGTGGTCAACCTGCTGCGCTAGCGTCAGCCGACCGTCTCTCTTGCAGGGCTGGCACAAGCCGCGGTCGCGGCGCAAGATGCGTTGGCGGATCTTGGCCCAGGCGTGGCCGGACTGGTCGCTGAGGCGTGGCATATGAGAAAAGCCAGCGGCCCCTTTAAGAGACTGGCTGGCTTCATGTATCCTGAATTGAGTCGTGCGATTAATCGGGCCGCAATTTCCCCGCCGCTATTCTGGCACCCTGGCTGGCGCTTTTGTAGTATTCCATCTGGCACTTTCATAGCCATCGATACGCGGCGTATCCACCGCGTGCGCTTGCTCGACGACACGCTACGTTTCCACACCCGATCAGTGACAGTAGGACGATGCGCACGCCTTCACGCACGGCACTACGATCCTTCGATGACTTGGGTGTCGGGCAAACATAGCGAACGATCTCAACCATGCGGAACTCGCGCCCGGGCATGGCCGCCATTAACCCAATAACCTTGTCGGCGTATTTCATCGCTTCCCCTCGAAGGCATCCCACACGCGGCCAGCGGCGACGCACAGCGCGGCTTCGTACTCACGCAAGCACAGCCGCATCCTGCGTGCCGCACCGACCCGACCAAACTCGGCCCGCCCTGAGTCGTGGTACTGCGGATACTCGGCACGCAGCACCTGCCGTGGCGCCGGGGGCAAGTCACGCCAGACGCCATCGACGATCAATGCTCTTGGCTCGTTCGGGGGAATTGGCTTCGCCTCATCGCTTGAGCCATCTTCCCTGAACCGCGTGTAGTCGCGCTCCACCGAGCCGCAATGGTTAGGCGGCAGCGGGTGTGGCCAGGCGCCCAGCCAGCACCAGCGCGACCAGTTCAGCAGCTCGTGGTGCAGCCAGTCGGGGAAGCGGCTAAGATCATGCATTGGGTTCTTGGCCATGCCATTCTCCTTATCGTCCAATCTTGATTTTCTGGCTCATGGCCGGCCCACCGCGAGTTGTCCATGGGTAGCTGCTTTACCGTCATGATCAATCACCATCTCCACTGCCATCGGAATGCGTTGGTACGACCTGCAATATTTCGCAGCTATTTCACTTGCCTACACCGCCTCGCCACTCTCGCCACCCTCGCTACCACTTTCCATCTCTTACGCCAAAATGACTTAATAAGTCCTTACCCATCCTTCCAATAGAAATAGGTAGAGATGGTAGCGAGGGTGGTGAGAACCCAGACTAGCCGGGCGTTTCCGCCTCGCCACCTACCTCAGACAAGTAGCGAGAGGTGGCGAGTCGCCAGCACTTGACGCTCCGTCCGCCAATCCACTTGTCTTTTTTTGCAAGACCGAGCTTGCGAAGAATCGCCGCAACGCGCATTTCGTTGCCGCGGTTCTGCTCTTTGGTGTTTATTGCAAGCGCTCCGTACAGAATTTCTCCGATGCGAAATCCTACAAGCTGACGAATTTCCTCGCCGAAGGTCTCGGGCTCGCTCAGCCACTTTTCGATCGGCGCCTGCCAAGGATCAATCACCATGTGCTGGTCATGCACCTCGCGCGCCAACCGTTCGGCCGCCTTCCATGCCACCCCATCGACCTCGAACATCCGGGCGGCCTCCGCCCAGAGTTGATCTCTGTCTCGCCGCACGGCCTCGCAATCAATGTTGCCCACAGTGAGCGGTAACCAGCGGCGGTTGCCGGTTTCATCCGCCAGATATTCCTCTTGATTGGTGGTGCCGATAAAGACGCAGCGGCGCGAATAGGTCTGGTTGAACTCGATGAACTTCGGCGTCCAGTTCTCCCTCTGCCGGGTGATGTACGCCTTGACGTGCTCGATCTCCTTGGAGCGCAGCCCCTTTAGTTCGGCAAACTCCGCGATCAGCGTGCCCCTCATCTTTCTGGCCAAGTCGGTCTCATCAGCGAAGAAGTCGATCTCGGCGTAGTGCTCAGGCGCCGGCACCATATCCATCACCACCGTACTCTTGCGTGCCCCTTGCGGCCCGGTCAGGATCGGCACCATGTCGGCCTTTACGCCCGGCTCCAACACCCGGCCCGCCATCGCCGTCCACAAGTAGCGCGACACGGCACCGGTGTAGTCCGTGTTGACCGTTCCCAGGTAGCGTGCGGCGAACTGCTCGACCCGCGGGATACCGTCCCACCGCAGACTGTTCAGCCAGAGCTGCGCTGAATCGAATCGGTATTTGTTTGCCGTGTGATGCACCAGATCACGAATCAATTCGCGGCCGATGGGTTTAAAGCGGAAGGTACGCTCGAAGCGGATCCGCAACTCGGTGTAGTCGTTATCGGTGAAATCACGCCAGTCGTCGGTGCCCGGTGGCGCCCACATCACCGTGTCGCGGAAACTGTCCTTGGCGATACGCTTCTGGCTGATCTCGGGGATGAGTGCCACTTCCAGGTTGGGCGCAATCGCCAGCGGCCGGCCCTGCCTGTCACGTTGCAAGGTGCGTAAGGCTTCCTTCGCCACGTCGTGCACCTCGGTCACCTGCACCAGGATATTGGCCGGCGACGCGCTTACCGTCGCCGACGCGTCCACGGGATCGAACTGTGCGGCCACCGTCGCATGGCGATCGTAGCCAATGCCATCGAGAAACTCCTCGTCGCCGCGACCATCACAGGAGGTGTGGAAGCAGTGAAAGTGACCCTGCGCGTAGCCCCCGGTCAGCGCCGGAAAGTACGAACAGTCGCCAACCTTGCTTTTACCATCGGTATGCTGCGATTGGAACGGACAGACTATGTGGCGCGTGCCGTCAATCAGCTTCGCCTTGACCAGTCCCTTGGCCTCAAGATGCTGCACCACGGGGTCAGCTTCGGGATCGCCATCGGACACACCGGCACCTTCATGAACTGGATCCACTTGCTTTTCCAATACCTGCCAGATCTCGAGGATTTCTGGTGGCAGCACCGGTAGCGCATGCCAGTCACCGGCGCCTGCCCACTGATAAGGCAGCAGCGTGGAGGGATGAATGGTTGGCGGCAGCACATCCTGTACTGTCTTGTCGGCCTCGCGCGCCGCGCAACGCAGTTCCAGACCGCAGGCCTTGACCTTCACGCTGACCAGGCGCTCGACACCCTCGGGCAAGCGGTAGAGCAATTTGCCGCGGTTGGCGCGACCGGAACTGATCTGCACCGCATCGGCCGCACTCATTAGCGCGTCAAGATTAATCAGGTGCTCATCGAACAGCCAGTGTCGGCACTTCGCCAGGTCATCCAGGTCGATGCAGGCCGTGCGCGAAAACAGATGCGCCAGGCCGATGCCGCCGCGCAGCTTGGTCGCGCGTCCATCATCGTCGACACACTGCGGCCGCAGGTTCCAGCCGATATGGTTCGGTCCTTTGCTGCCGCGCGCGATCGGGACGAGGACGAATCCAGCGCTGACATATTGACGTGCCGCCAAAGACACATCGACATTGGGTAGGTTGACGGCCGGCATCATCAGGGTGCGCCCGCCCTGACCAAATCCTCCACGCGCACTAGCGGGATGGAAGGGTCCGCGGCATGCAGCACCGCGGTCGCCCGCTCGATCCCGAGGGCAATGTCTACACCAGGGTTGGTCCGATGGCCGCCCGCAAGCTGATAAAGGTAGGCAACAGTTGTTCCGGCTGTTGCGGCGACCTGTACTCTGGTTTCCGGCGGGGTGGCACGGAGGAAATCTTTGAGTTTTTGGGACATCTACTCCTCCAGTGAGAAATGCGAAATTACTTCAAGTGGCAATTTTCGCACACGCTACACCCCGCGTCAAAGAAATTCCTTGATTCTGGACACATATCGTTTATGATTTAGCAACTGCTAAGTAAATGCTATGCAACTGTGAAACACCGTGCCGCGCTATCGGCCTACTGACTGATTGGATGATTCATGGCTAAAAACGAACGGGTCTATGACTACCGCCGCGCCAACCTGAAACGGGTGGTGGATAACTTTGGTGGCCCCTCCAAGGTGGCCGAGATCCTAGGCTACAAGAACGCCAGTTTCCTCGTCCATATGATTGGCCCCAGTCCAACGCGGGTCGTCAGCGACAAGTCGGCGCGCCGCTTTGAGGTGGAACTTGGCCTCGACTGGGAGAGTCTGGATCAAGAGACCGAGGTACTCGACGACTTGACCAAGGTGACTGAGCAACACAAAGCCCGCCAGGCGCTGTACCGGACCATCCGGCAACAGTTGAAAAATCTGGAGGGTGACGAATCGCCCGAAGCCCAGAAGCAGCGGGTAGAACTGGACGTAAAGCGACGGTTGATCGCCAGAACATTCTCGACAAATCGGTTTGCCGCAGAACCGACCGAACTGACCACCGAATTCATCACCGACGAACTGAACTCGACGCAGCACCACCCGGCCCAAGAGTTGCGGGATCTTGAGCAGCGGTTGGTGCGCAACGAAGTCGCCATGGACATCGGTAGTCGCGTCATAGCCAACACGCCTGAAAGCAAAAGACCTGCTTTTGCGTGGGTTGGCGACCTGGCCAGGGCAAACAAGGCCAAGCAACCGTCCATCCTAGAAGACCTCCAGTTGATCGAGATCCGCCTGCCGGAGTGGGCCGACGACATCAAGGCGCAGATCCGCGCCAAGGCCAGCGAGATCCGCCAGATCCTGGCACCGCCAACAGCTCGCCCCGCGGAACTAGCCGGCAGCACCTGGGCTTCTGTGACCGCCACGGGAACGCTGACCACCCAACCCGTGGCGCCTGCGGCACTGGCCGGTCTGTCGGACGAACAGATTCAGAAGATCATGGCCGACCCCCGCGCTCAAGAGTTGCTTGCAGAGATCAAGCAATTAAAGTAATGCTAGTAATTTACCAGCAATAGTGTATTATGCTGGTTCCTAACAAGAAAGGAACCAGCATGACTACTGAACCTCTCGCAGGATCCGGCCGCCGCCGCGGCGGGCAGGCGCGCATGGCCAGCATGACGCCAGAGCAACGCAAAGAAGGCGCCCGCATGGCGGCCCTGGCTAAAGCGGAACTCAAGAAACTCCCTCGCGCCACCCACTTCGGCACCCTGCCGTTCGCCGAGAACATGCAGTGCTTTGTGCTCGATGACGGCCGCCGTGTTATCAGCGGCCGCGGTCTGACCGAAGCGATCGGCATGAAGGGTCGTGGGCCTGGAGTCGTGCGCATTGCCGAGCACAAACTGATCAAGGGGTGTGGCAACGACAGGCTAATCAACGCCATCCAAAACCCGATCAAGTTCGTCGGAAAGTCTCCCAAGGGTGACAACGAGGCCAACGATGGCTTCGAGGCAGATGTTCTGGGCGAGGTCTGCGAAGCTCTCCTTCAGGCGCGCGACAACAACATGCTCCAGACGGAACAAGATTATCGCTACGCCCAGCACGCCGATCTCTTGATGCGCGGCTTTGCGCGTGTCGGCCTGGTCGCCTTGATCGACGAAGCCACTGGCTACCAGAAGGATCGTGAGCGCGACGACCTGGCCAAGATTCTGGAGGCTTTTGTTACCCAGGAATTGCGCCCTTGGGTGCCGACCTTCCCGCCGGAATTCTATGAACGCTTGTACAAGTTGTACAACATCCCTTGGCCCCCGGCAAAGGCCAACGCCCGCCCCAGCTTCTTCGGTCACATTACCAACAACGTTGTCTATGATCGTCTGGCGCCGGCGCTCTTGCCCGAACTCAAGGCGGCAGCCAGCAAGGCAGAAAAGAAAGCGCGTTTGCACCAGTTCCTGACCGAGGACATCGGCCACCCCGCTTTGCGCGCCCACCTGAGTTCAATCATCACCCTGCTGCGGATCTCCAAGACGCCGGAACAGTTCTTCGCCCATGTGGACGAGGCGTTTCCGAAGTTCGGCACCAGCGCCAAGCTGCCATTC